AGTAATATTAGCACCTTCCCATGCATTGGTTTGGCCAAGGCTACAATGCAAAATGCAAACGATGGAATCGTAGTTACTGTTGGATTATTAGAAGATGTTAATACGTCCGCATATGATGAGGGAGATAAACTTTACGTAGGTGCATCTGGTGGGTTAACTACTACTAAGCCATCATCTGGGTCTTCCGTCATTGCTGTAGTTGCATATGCACATGCAACAAGTGGAAAAATATTAGTTTCGCCAATCAAAGGAGGAAATGCCACCTGGGGTGCTGTTAAAAACGGACTTTAAGTGTTATAATTAAATCATGGCAACAACAAGAAGCAGAACTAAAGAATATGATGTTGGAGAAAAACCACCAACAGTGGTTTGGACTTTTGTAAAGGGAGACACCTCAGCATTTAAAGTTTATGTCACTGATGATGCAAAAAATCCATTAACTATTGCAGATTGGACGATTGCAATGAAGATCAAACGCCCAAACCTTTCTGCAAATTTAGGAAAAATTACAGATGATGCTGTAACAATTATGGCATTAACACCAATTCGTGATGCAGATGACTTGCCAGGTGAGTTTACTGTTTCCTTAACGGCAGCAGAATCAGTATCCTTGAGAACTGGAGATATTTTTGATATACAGTTGTCTTCTGCAGGAAATGTTCAAGTTTGGACTGTCGCTCAAGGAAGTTTAGTTGTCCTTGAGGATGTCACAGACTAATGTCCACTGCAGTATTAAAAAACAAAACACCTGTAAAAACAAAAAAAATAAAGTTAGCAAATTATCCAAGCATTGTTTTAATAAATGAAGTATTACCTTTTAGAGTTCGTTTTACAAGCATTGGCGTTGAAGGATTTGGGGCAGGGAACCCACCTCCAATTCCACTGCAAGTAATCGGATACAGTAACTACATATTATAGATAGGAAGTGTATGGCACATATTACAATTGCAACCCCGATGTATGGTGGAATGTGTACTGGGGTATACATGAAAAGTATGTTAGTGTTAATAAAAACCTTGTCAGACGCTGGGCATTCAGCAAACTTTATAGACATTGCAAATGAGTCTTTAATTACAAGAGCCAGAAACGTATTAACAGAAACTTTTTTAAGAACAAACGGTGATTACTTGTTGTTTATTGATGCGGATGAAGGTTTTGATTCTTTAGGTGTTTTAAAAATGATTAATGAGGGAGTAGATTTGGTTGCAGCCCCCGTCCCAATGAAAGGAATTAATTGGGAGAGAGTTAGAACAGCAGCAAAAAACGACCAACCAGATTTAGAAAAACACACAGCAATTTATAACGTAAACATAAGCCCAGATCAAAAGGTAAAATTAAAAGAAAACCCAAACCTTTTAGTAGAGGTTGATTATATAGGAACTGGCTTAATGTTAATTTCTAGAAATGTTTTTGAAACAATTAAAAAAAATGTTAAACAATATCGCTGTGATCAAACTCAAATAGGAAACATTAAATTTGGAGATCCTATTTATGATTTTTGGCAAGCAATTATAGATGAGGACAACGAAAGGCTTTTATCTGAAGATTATTATTTCTGTAAACTTTGGAAAGAAAACGGTGGCAAAGTTTATCTTGCCCCTTATGTAAAGGTGGAGCATGTTGGAACATACTGGTTTAAATAAATTAGATGGCTTCGGCCCAATATACGTTATTAATTTAAAATCAAGAACAGATAGATTAAATTATATAGAGGGGCAATTAAAAGAAAACAATCTTTTAAATTATAAAATTATAGAGGCTACCCATGGAGAAACCGCAGACTGGTCAAATTTAGTATTTGAAAGAGATTCTTTGTCTTTATCTAATTCAGAGTTAGGAGCAACAGTTTCACATTTAAATACAATAAAAGAATGGTTTGATACTTCTGACTCTGAGTATGCAATTATAATTGAAGATGATTTAAGTTTTGAAACTGTAAAGTATTGGAATTTTACATTTAAAGATTTTGTGGATTCAATAAAAAAGAAATACGATATATTACAATTTTGTATAATTCATAATTTCAATGTTAATACTTCTTTGCACATTAAAGAACACAGAGATTGGTCAGCAGCATGTTATTTGATTACAAGGCAAAGAGCAAAACAGTTAATCGATAAATACTTTGTTGATGATAAATATGTGTTACCTAAAAATTATACAGCCTTAGCAGATTTTATTATTTATGCAGACGCAAAGTGTTATTCAAAACCATTGTTTACCTATTCTGTAGATTTTGAAACATCAATTACTGCTCCTAATAATACTAAAGAAGATAAAGAAAATCCAGAGGGGATACATTACAAATCAAGAAAAGATGTGATATCTTATTGGGAACAATATGCAATATCCTAATTGGTTTCACAACAACATTCCAACATTTGAAAAATTTCTAAACAAATATAAAAACCTTCCAAATGTTAATTTTTTACAAATTGGGGTATACCTTGGCCATGGCTCTGAATGGCTACTAAAAAATATATTAACAGAAAAAACATCAAGCCTTACAGACATAGATACGTGGAAAGGTTCAAAAGAAAAGATTCATCAAGAATTTGACTGGAACGAAATTGAGTCAATCTATGATGAAAAAATTAATCAATTTTCTAATGCTAAAAAAGTTAAAAAAGATAGCAAAGACTACCTGTCTAATTGTGACGAAGAATTTGACTTTATATATATTGATGGAGACCATTCAGCAGAAGGGGTTTATAGTGATGCAGTTTTAGCATTCCCGCTTTTAAAATCTGGTGGTATCTTAGCATTTGATGATTATTTATGGGAACACCCAAGCAAGAACGTTGATTTAAAACCTTTGAACGGTATTGATAAATTTTTAAAAAACAATGAACTAAGAATAAAAATTTTACAAAAAGGCTATCAAGTTTGGATTGAAAAACTGTAATAAATTAATGTTATAATAAAGCCATGGCAATCATAACTATCGGAACTTTAAAAGGATTATTTCAAACTGGTGATCGTCCCACACAGACTGATTACGAGAAACTTATTGACACAACGGCTTCTCAAGCCACTTCGATTGGATCTGCAGGTAATAATGATTCAACAATTTATGGAATTGAAAGCGCTACAGTAATTGACAGTTTTCTTTCCACTGAATGGAGAATGGTTAAATATATCATCTCCATCGCAAAGACTTCTGCTGGTGATAACAAATACTTCGCCACAGAGATGACAATATTAGTTGACGGTACAGATGTAAATGTCAGCGAATATGGAACTATTGACACAAATGGGAATATTGGAACCGTTAGCGTCTCTAAAGCAGGAACTACAGTATCAATTACTGTAACCCCTGTTGAAGGAATAACCCCAATCACTGTACGTTATGCACGTATAGGATTAAAGGCCTAACAAGGAGATAAAAAATGGCAACCGTAGTAAAAAACTTTAAAGTAAAAAATGGTTTAATTGTTGAAGGTGCAACCGCAACAGTAAACAATTTTGATATTTTAACAAAATCAGCAGGAGACCAAACCTACATTCAAGGTTTAGTTGGCGGAGTAGCAAATTCAAGTTCAGTAGCAAACGCTATTGTTCTTCGTGATGCAAACAAAAACTTTGCTGCAAACGTAATTACAGCAGACTTAATTGGTGACGTCACAGGTACAGTATCAGATATTTCTAACTTTGATACCAACGATCTTGCAGAAGGAACCACAAATCTTTACTTTTCAAATGCTCGTGCCCAAGCAGCAACAGCAGCATCATACGATGCAGCAGGTACCGCAGCATCAGCAGCAAACACAGCATATACAAATGCTATTACATATGCAGGACAATATACAGATAATGCTATAGCATCACTTGTAGATTCAGCCCCAGCATTGCTTGATACTCTTAATGAGTTGGCAGCAGCGATTGGTGACGATGCTAACTTTGCAACAACACTTACTAACTCAGTTGCATTAAAGCAAAACACTTTAACTGCAGGGTCAAACATTGATATTACAGGAAATACAATTTCTGTAACTAGCCTTGACACAGACGATGTATCTGAAGGTACAAACCTTTACTTCTCAAATGCACGTGCTAAGGCTGCAACAGCAGATCTTTTAACTGGTGCAACTCTTACAAACATTACAATTTCAGGTACAGGTGCAGGACTTACTATTTCCGCAGAAAACGGTGTAGCAGATTCTGATACTGATGACCTAACAGAAGGTTCTTCAAATCTATACTTCTCAAATGCTCGTGCAGTATCTGCTCTTGAAGCAGTAACTCCGAACTTTACAGCGGTTGCATTAAACACACTTGCTAAGAATGTTGCAGCAACTGCAAGCATTGCTACAGCAAGCGCAGCAAACGTAGTTTATTCATGGGCTAAGTCTGCTTACCGATCTGGTGAATTCTTGGTTAAGATTGCTAATGGATCTCATACAGAGGTTTCAAAGTTGATTCTAACACTTGATACAGCAGATAACGTAGCAATTACTGAGTACGCAATCGTAGGAACAAATGGTGCCTTAGGAACAGTCACAGCAGATGTTTCTGGTAACGATGTTCGAGTTCTAGTTACAACAGCAAATAACACATCAGTTATCTCAGTTGTTGGAACAGTGCTTGTCTAATAAAAACAAAAACAATTAAAAGGGAGAAATAAATGGCAACTGTCAATAAAGACTTTAAAATAAAAAATGGTCTTGCCGTTACAAATGGCGCCACTTTTGGCGGTACGGTAACAGTTGCCACTCCTACTTTAGGATCACACGCTACAACAAAAGATTATGTTGATGCTTTAGCATCAGGAATGACCGTAGGAAATACCGCACCAGCATCTCCAAGCAATGGAGATATGTGGTTTGATTCCTTAACCTCTAGAGTTAATGTATACTACAACGGATCTTGGATAACCCAAGCATCTATTGATGATACACAAACACTTCCAGATCATATTCATGATACATCAATTGATGGAACTGGATTCATAGTAAGCCAATTTGTATCTAGTGGATTTTATAATGCTCCACAAGGTACACCACAAGATGCAGGCAGCCCATCAACATCATCTTGGACGTTAACTTATGATGGCGGAAGTGCAACAGATAATTTTAATTAAAATAAATCTGTTATAATTATACCAACCCCAAGAGGAGAAATAAATGGCAACAAGAATGCAACAGCGCAGAGGAACTGCAGCACAATGGACTGCAGCAAACCCAACACTAGCAGCAGGTGAAATTGGTTTTGAAACCGACACAAATAAATTTAAATTAGGAAATGGCTCAACTGCTTGGACCAGCCTAGCATACTTCGTAGATGCATCTATAGTTTTTGACTCATCAGAAGTTCAGGGATTAGTTGATACAGCAGTATCAAATCTTATAGATGGCGCTCCAGGAACATTAAACACATTAAATGAATTAGCCGCAGCAATTGGAGACGATGCGAGTTATTCAGCATATGTAACAAATACTTTTTCTAACGTAAATACTCGTTTAGGTGCTTTAGAAACAGCAGATGTTGACATAAGAACTGTAGCCAATACATTAGCCAACACCGTTGCTACAGGTCAAGCAAATACAACTAGCGAGTTGTCAACACTTTCAAACAATTTAACAACTCACGCCAATTTAACTCTAAGTGCTCACGGAATTTCAAACACCGCAGCATTAGTTTATACAAATGATGCAAGATTAACTGATTCAAGAACTCCAACAGACGCATCTGTAACTGAAGGAAAAATTGCTTCTAGCGCAGTAACAACTGGAAAGATTGCAGACGATGCAGTAACATCTGCAAAGATTCTAGACAGCGCAGTAACATCTGCAAAGATTGCTGCCAATACAATTGTAAACTCTGATATTAATTCAGAAGCAGCAATTGATCAATCAAAGGTTGCAAACCTTACATCTGATCTTTCAGCAAAACTTGCTTCAGCAGATGCATCAAGTACATATGCTCCGTTGGCTTCAGCAGCACTTACTGGTACTCCAACAGCACCTACTGCAAATACAGCAACTAATACAACACAGATTGCTACTACAGCATTTGTGCAGCAAGAAATTGCTATATTAACAACATCAGCCCCAGAACTTCTAAACACTCTTGATGAACTTGCTGCAGCACTTGGTGATGACGCAAACTTCGCAGCAACAACTGCAAATGCAATTGCATTAAAGGCACCACTTTCTTCACCTACATTTACAGGTCTTGTAACTGTTGCAGCAAATGGTATTGCTTATACAGACGGAACTCAGACTAAGGAAGGCGTTCCTTCACGGACACCAATTATTTCTAAGACTGCTTCATACGAACTTACAGCAACATCTGAAAGAGATTCTTTAATTGAAGTAAGTTCAGAATCAGCAACAACTATTACAATTCCAACAAACTCATCAGTTGCTTTCCCAGTCGGAACCACTCTGGATATTTTGCAAACTAATACAGGACAAGTAACAATTGCAGGCGCTGGCGGAGTTACCGTTAACGCAACACCAGGCTTTAAATTACGTACACGGTGGTCTTCTGCAACCTTATTCAAGAGAGCAGAAAACTCTTGGGTAGTGTTCGGCGATTTAACAGCGTAGTACAAATTTAACAATAAATTAGGAGACTATTATGGCAGCAGGTAAGAAATCAGGTAGAAAGTCCCAAGCGTCAAATGACTTTTTGGAGCCATTAGCACCAACGTCAGTAAGCGCAACAAACGTTGGAACTGGACGGGCATTTAATAATGGACGGGCTGATGTAACATTTTCTTTACCAGCAAACTCACCTGCTGCTACTTCTTATACAGTAACATCCACTCCTGGATCATATACTGCATCAGGAGCATCTTCTCCACTATCTGTAACTGGTTTGCAATCAAACACGGCTTATACATTTCGGGTCGTAGCAACAAATGCAAGCGGAAATTCATTGGCATCATCAGCATCTGCATCTATTACTGCAACAACTGTACCAGCAACACCCGCAGCACCAAGTGCTTCATCTCCAAATGCTAACCAAGATGTTGTTTCTTGGTCAGCACCAGCAGATGGAGGTTCTGCAATAACTGGTTATACTTGGGCATCTAGCGATGGCAAGACAGGATCAGAGGCAGGAACATCTGTTACTGTGGGTCAAGAAGCAGGAACAGCACAAACTTATACTGTTTATGCTACAAACGCCAACGGAAACTCTCTAACATCTGCAGCATCTTCAAGCGTAACAACTACTTTTAGTTTTGCACCATTTGGAGCATTTGGATTCACCCCATTTGGAGCCTTTGGATTCACTCCATTCGGAGCATTCGGATTCACACCATTTGGTTTCTCCCCACCATTTAGATAAAAATATAATATATTATTTTTTATTAAAATAATTCTTTGTGATACAATAGTTTACATTACTATTTAAGAAGGGAAGTTATGTACGAAAATAATAACGTTCAAAATACAAGCAAAAGTAGCATACCTCATAGTTTTTTTGAAAGAAATTTAAATAACGACACTCAAGATCTATCTTCTTACCTTCTGCAACAATATGAAAGAATAGAATCTGGACAAATATTAAAAAATGACGATGATCAAAAAACCGCCTGGGACTCATCAGGTAGCATAACTACTTCTAAATGGAATAAATACAACGTTTTTCAATTTTATCATCCAGCAATTCATAATCTTTTTAAGTCAGTTAGGTCTATGACTATTGAAGCGTGTGAATACTATAAAATTGATTTTGAAAAAGAAAATTTTTGGGTTCAAGGATGGTTTAATGTAAACTATACTCATGGTGGAAAGTTAGATTGGCATGAGCACGGCGGAGAAGGCGCTCCATGGTTTCACGGTTATTACTCTGTAAACGCAGAACCCTCATCAACACACTACAAAGTATTTGACAAAAACGAAACAATTGAAAATAAAAACAATCGTGCTATTTTATCTGAAACAGGACATCCACACGCTATGGGTGATTGGGATTGGAATGGACCAAGAATTACAATTGCTTACGACGTAATTCCATTTAGAGGAATAATGCACGAGTGGGAGCAACATTGGATTCCACTAGCATGAAAAAACCACATAAGTTTTTTGATGTTTTTTTAGAAAATGACTTGCAAAAACTTTATGATTTTTTAATAACGATGGACAGTAAAATTTTAAAAGAAAATGTTTTAAATTTAAAAGAAGAAAAGTTAGCAGAATTCAAAATTTTGCCAGGGGCCATGACTAGGATAGGCGTAAAAGACTATAATATTTTTTCTTTTGTTAATCCAGAAATTTATAATTTACAGTTAGCGTTAAGAGAATTGACAAAGACTGCATGCGAATATTATGAAATTAACTTTGAAAAAGAACAATATTTTATTCATGGATGGTTTAATTTAGATGAATCTCCAGTAGATAAATTTTATGCGTTTGGAGGAGTAAATCCAAAACAAAATCCAAGCCATTTTCATGATCATTCAGATGGGCAAGGAGTGCCATGGTTTCATGGATATTACTGCGTAAACGCAGAACCTTCATCAACTTTTTATAAAATAGATAGAGATGAAAATAATATATTTGAAAATATTAATAAAAATAATAGAGCAATTATTTCAGAAACAGGACATCCTCACGGGAGAGATGATTGGTTTGAAGAAAAACCAAGGATAACTATTGCTTACGACATTACGCCAGCAAAACAATTAGCCTATGTCGATCCAAACATATGGAATGTGTTATAAATGGAAAATAATAGTCTTAAAATTTTTACAAAAAGTCTATCTTTAAATTTAGACAACTTAAATAAATATTTAAAATATAAATACGAAGAAATGAAATTAGATAATTATAGTGACAAAGATACAAAATTTTATGATCCAGGAAATCATTGGGAGACTTATAATATTTTTAATTTTTATAATGAAGAAATTTTTGATCTAAAAAAAGGTGTTTTAGAATTAACAAAAGAAAATTGCAGTTATTATGGTATAGATTTTGATCAACAAAAATATATGATTCATGGATGGTTTAACTATTATCCAGTTAAAACCGACATTGGAGTATCAAAAGAAAATTTAAGGTATCATGATCATTTTCCGAATCCCATGACTTTTCATGGGTATTATTGCGTAAATGCAGAGCCATCCATAACTTACTATAAAGATGTAGATAATAAAATATTTGATCAAATAAACAAAAACAATACTTTGATTGTTGCTAAGAATGGTTTTCCTCACTCTCCAGGAGAGTGGAATCAAGATACTCATAGAATTACAATTGCGTACAATATCCTTCCATTAAGCGTTCTTATTGAAAACACTGGAACTCGTGCTCCGTTTATTCCATTATAAAAAAATTCTTTGTGCCATACTTGGACATAAAACTGAACAAATATTTTGCCCTTATACAAAAATAACGTATAATGTATGTAGCAGGTGCAAGCCAAATAACAATGCAGTTTCAAAATTTCAATAACTCTATACCTTAACTTTACATAGAGTTATTTAATTTTTAAAACTCTGATACAATTAGTTACTTAAATCAATTGGAGATTACACACATGTCGGACTTTTTTTCTTTTAAATTATCATCAGATTTTATAGAGAGTTATCAAAAAATTGAAGCACCCTTTGGTTTTAAAGATGCTGCATCTAACTCATTAGGAGAGATTACCTTTATTCGAACATACTCTCGTATGAAAGAAGATGGAACTAAAGAAAGATGGTATGAGGTTTGTAAGCGTGTAATCGAGGGTATGTACTCAGTACAAAAAAATCATGCCAAAGAAAACCGTCTTCCTTGGAACGACTATAAGGCTCAAAAATCGGCACAAGAGGCTTACGAAAGAATGTTTAATCTTAAATGGACTCCTCCTGGCCGTGGCTTGTGGGCTTTTGGCACACCAATGACTATGGAAAAACGTAATTCCTCAGCGTTGCAAAATTGCGCTATGGTTTCTACCAGAGATCTCGATCGCAACGATCCAGGTGCCCTGTTTGCTTGGGTAATGGATGCATTAATGTTGGGAATAGGTGTAGGTTTTGACACACTAGGACAAGAAAAAGAAATGTTAATTTGTGATCCAACAGAGCCACCTTCAGTATATGAAATTCCCGATACTAGAGAAGGATGGGTTGAGTCCGTAAGATTATTAATCAATTCATATTTACGCCCAAACCAACCCATACAGCAGTTTGAATATAGCCTTATTAGGCCTTTAGGAGCCCCTATTAAGGGTTTTGGCGGGGTAGCCAGTGGCCCAGCACCATTAATTGATTTACATGCCCGTATTACTAAAATAATAGGATCTAGAGCGGGAGATAAATTTGATTCTCGTGCAATAGTTGATATTGTAAACCTTATTGGTACATGTGTTGTTTCTGGTAATGTTCGTCGTTCTGCTACCCTCGCTTTAGGAAGTCCTGAAGATAAAGATTTTAGTAATTTAAAAAATGCAGAGGTTTTTCCAGAACGCAACTCATACGATCCAAAAAATCCAGGATGGGCATGGATGTCTAACAACTCTATTGCTGCAGAAGTTGGAACAAACTATGAAGACTACGTTGACTTAATTGCAGACAATGGAGAGCCAGGATTTATTTGGCTAGACGTTGCCCGTAAATATGGAAGACTAGCGGATGCACCAGATAATAAAGATTATCGCGTAATGGGTTTTAATCCATGCGCAGAGCAACCATTAGAATCTTATGAATTATGTACGTTAGTAGAAGTTCATCTAAATCGTCATGATGACAGAGAAGATTTTCTTCGTACATTAAAGTTTGCTTATTTATATGGCAAGACTGTCACTCTTATGCCAACACATTGGCAAATTACAAATGGAATTATGCAACGTAATCGTCGCATTGGAACATCTTTAACTGGTATAGCATCTTTTGCCGACACAAAGGGGATGCCAGCACTTCGTGACTGGATGGATTCTGGATATAATAAAATTCGAGGGTATGATAAAAAATATTCTGAATGGTTGTGTGTTCGTGAATCAATTCGTGTAACTACCGTCAAACCTTCAGGATCTGTATCACTACTATCTGGTGCAACGCCAGGAGTTCATTGGGGGCCAGGAGGAGCATTTTATTTACGTGCTATAAGGTTTGGCAATACAGATCCAATGCTTTATTTACTTAAAACAGCAGGATATAAAGTTGAAGCAGATTTAGTGTCGGCTAACACATCAGTTGTTTATTTTCCAGTAGCATCTGAGCATCTGCGTTCCGAAAAAGATGTAAGTCTTTTTGAAAAAATTGGTTTGGCCGCTACCGCTCAAAAGTATTGGTCTGATAATGGAGTATCTGTAACATTGTCGTTTGACAAAGAAACAGAAAAAAAGCATGTTGCCCCAGCGCTTCATCTTTATGAAGGAGAATTAAAGGCTGTCTCATTCTTACCAATGGGCAACCAGACATTTCCTCAACAACCATACAGCAACATTACAAGAGAAGAATATAACTCTTATGTTGGCAAGATTGGAAAAATTGATTGGTCTGCAATTTATGATGGTGTAGAAAATCTAGAATCATTGGGTGAGGCGTATTGCAGCACAGATGCTTGTGAAATTAAATTTTACTAAGGAGATAAAGTGAAAAAAATATTAGCATCATTAGGAATTTTTATAGCAGTTGCAGCAGTGCTGTTTTCTATAGATAAACCAAAAGATAACTGCATAAACCTTTATGTTGATTATGGAGTTTTAGATAATCAAAAAAAGTTAGAAAAATGTGTAGAATCATCTAGCAGCATTCTTGTTTTAGATGTTTTAAAACAAGCCAATCTTAAAATAGAAGGTACCAAGAAATATGGACTAGGAGTAGTTTGTAGAGTTAATGGGTTGCCAGATGAAAAAGTAGAGTCTTGTGAAGTTATGCCACCCGCAGAAGCATATTGGGCAATCATAATAAAAGAAAAACAAGTTATTCCGTTTCCTAGAAAAGAGTGGGGATGGGGACAACTTGCAGTAGATCAACAATATTTAAATTCAGGAGACTCAGTTGGATTGGTTTGGACTGGTCCTAAAGGAGAGTTAAAGTTTCCATGAGATTAGCCTATAAAGAATTAGATAATGTTATAGAGTTTCCGTTACAAAAAAAGAAACCTACTAAAATTGAGTACGCATTTCAATTGGTTATAAATTTGGTTGGACTTTATATAGCCAACAATATTACAGTTGATGTCTGGCGTTCTTTGACAGGACACTAATGGTTCACTTAACTCGTATTTATACAAAGACTGGCGATGATGGAAAAACCTCTACCGCTACAAATGAAAGAATAGACAAAAGCAGTTCTTTAATTGAAGCAATAGGTGCAGTAGATGAAGCCAACTCCGCTATTGGAATGGCGACGGAATATCATAATGACATCATAGACAGAATCCAAAGTGATTTATTTGATCTTGGTGCAGAGTTATCTGGTGCCCCAACAATAACAATATCAGAAGATAGAATTACTCACTTAGAAAATATAATTGATGATTACAACGAATACCTTGAGCCACTTCATTCTTTTGTTTTGCCTACAGGCCCTTTGCACAATGCAAGAACTGTAGTTAGGCGTGCAGAGCGTGAAGCATGGAAAGTAAAAAATATTAATATAAATATTCCAAAATACCTAAATAGGCTTTCTGATTTATTATTTGTTATGGCAAGGTATCACAATAAGGGTAATGAAAAGTTGTGGATTCCTAGAAATTAATCTTTAGCGTGCTATAATTAAAATCGAGAAAGTAAAGGAATTTTTATGACCTATCAAATAATTAATGTTGCTACAAAAGAAGATTTAAAATTAATTGATGAATTTATTAATTCTGTAAAATTTAATACAAAAGAAGATCACATTCCACTTCACGATCCACTATTTAGCCAAGATCAAATTGATTTTGACATTACAACATATGGAGACATGCCTAAAGACGTTGTGTCAATATTTGAAAAATATGTCTTTGAAATTCAAAAAGCAGTCAGCAATCAAACTAAAATATTTTATGACCCTCCAATTCTTGGGAAAAGTTATATAACTAAAACTCACAGCGGTAAAAAAATTGAAATGCAGTTTTCAACAAATAGACCAAAAAATGTTTTTAGGTCTATAGTTAAGTGGAGCGACAACCATAAAGGTGGAATTTTTAAATTTAAAAACTATAAAATAGCAAAAAATTTAATTGCTGGGGATTGTATAATTTTTCCAGAAACAGAAGAATTTCAAAGAGAGTTCACATTAATAGAAGAGGGTAATCTTTTTCTTTCTGATTTTTGGAATGCTCCGGTTGGTCAATCTCCATACTCTGGTTTAAAGTATGAAGATATTTACTGGGGAAATCCCCTTTGGGAAACCAAGTAATGTGATAAAATAGACTAATAATGTCTATTCAATCTAATCTTTATGCAGAAAAAATATTTTCAGATCATCCGATTGGATTATGGTCTTTAGACGACGACGTAAACTATCTTTCGTTAATCTCTAACTCTCAAAGAAATTTAAGCACTTGGCAGTTTTTAGATTCACAGGTAGCAGTAAGTACAGAAAAAATAAATCAACCATTTTTTTCAAATTTTTTAAATGAAATAGAGTTTGACGATTTTTTATCAAGTTCAAAAGAAATAAAGTTTGTTGGCCCCAATTTAGATAATTTAGAAGATTTAAATCAATACGCTGCAACACTAACTTCTGGTTGTTATTTTTACACTGAAAGTGCTTACATAAAATCAGTATCTATTGGATTTGAATATAATGATACATCTTCAGGAGAAACAATAGAAAAAATAAAAAAATACGAAACTAATATTTCTCAAAAATGGATTTTTCTTTCTCACACTTCAACTTTTCCAAATCAAAGCACATCTTTTAGACCCTTAATTAAAGTTGAATTTGAGGGTGGAGCAGCATCTACAGAAAGTTATAAAATATTTACAAACGGATTTACAATTGGGCAAGAGTCTGAAAACTTTAATACTATTTCTCTGGGGGTAGATGTTCAAACTTTCCCCAGCACAATTGCTATTTCTGGAGTTGACCAGGCATGTGTTGCAAATTCTTATATTCCGGGATTAAGTAATGGATACTATTTAATAAAAAATAATCGTTTACTTGCAAAGAATACAAGCGTGCCAATGGTTTATGGTTCAGATAGTATAACAAAAATTATTCCAAATGAAAACAATCCATCGTTTATCATTCCTGGTTTTGGATTTTTAAATGAAATTGGAAAATATAAACAATATACCGTGGAAATGTGGCTGAGAGTGGATTGTAATTCTTTAAACAATTTTAGAATTTTTGGTCCAATTGGCTCAACAGATGGAATATATATTAAAGATGGTTTTATTAGTTTGGTTGTTGGAGAATATTTTGGATCTCATTATGTTGGAGAGTGGTATAGGCCAATGCTTCTACAAATTAAAACAACACAAACAAGTGCTTCTTTATCTATTAATGGAGAACAAGTAATAAATTTAAGCCTACATTTAGAGAATGTAAATTTTCCTTTAGAGTTTGACAACAGCGATAAAGAACTAAATTGGCTTGGATTTTATTCAAATGAAGATATTGCTGCATATGAAATAGATTGCTTAGCCATTTATTCATACTTAGTTCCAGATGTTGTTTCTAAAATTAGATGGGTAACTGGACAAGGAGTTTTTTCTCCAGAGGTTGTTAATTCATCTTACGGAGCATCATCTGTTTACATTGATTACCCATATTCAGAATATACGGCAAACTATACATATCCAAATATTGGGACTTGGGATCAAGCAACAAATGATAATATGAAAACAACAGAAAAAAACTTATCTATAGTTAAACATGATTTACCAGTTTTATTTCTTGAAGATAAAACGGAAGGTAATTTTTTTACTGACAATCAAGCGGTTCAAGACGAAGATGTTTGTTACTTTACATTTAGGCCAAACTCAACCTGGAACAATAAAAAAACTTATGCTTATTTTGATAACTTCACTTTAAACGCTGAAAAGGTTGGCGGTATTTTTACGGTATTTAAAATAGATGAATCTATAAGTCAAAACCAAACACTTTTTACAATATATGACATAAACAGCAGCGATTATTTTAAAGTAACTTTAAACGGCAGAACCTTAAGTTATAATTTTAGTTATAACCAAGAGGTTACAACTCTAACATCAATAAGTTCAATCCCGCTAGATACATATTTTTCTGCTGGCTTTACACTTTCAGTTATTTCAGAATATTTTGGTTTAAATCTATCATCATTTTTTGATAAGACGAACTCTTTAAAAATAAATCTTGGAGCAAACCAGAATGGTTTAGAAAATTTTTTAGGCAAATTTTATAAATTTGATATTTGTAGTAGATATAATGTTAGTTTAATTTCTAATAATTTTTTAAGCAACGGGCTTTGTGACAGTAGTAAAGTTGCAAATCTTTTAAGTCATACATCCACCTATACCCTTAAAGCAGTTTTAAATTACGACAATTACTATTTTGACATCGACTCCTACGGGTACTGGGAAGATTATTTACCCTTGTCATACTTTGCATCCTATGTAAACAACTCCAATGGAGATAAGGTGTATGATTTAGATTTTATTCAATTTAATATAGACTATCCAACTCCAACATCTTTGTTATTTTCAGAAACAGTTTCTAGTTGGGACTACGAAAGTTTAGATTTAAGTTACGATCATACGGTGCAAAGGTCATACTCTCAACTAGACAACTCTTTGTTTTCTGGTTGGCAAGATTATGAGGATATAGATCAAAAATCAATAAAAAATTATTTTTATGATACAGAAAATTCATTTGTTAGAAGTTACATTACTTTTCAAAGCATAGATTCTGGGGCAAACAAAAATTTAAAAAACTTTTCACAAAAGCAAACAGTTAGTAACAATAAGATATTAAATGTTTCTAATTTTAACGATTGGGAAAACATTGCATTTGAAGTTGTGGATAACACTATTATATATCCTCCATCAGGGGTTGATTTTAATAAATTTGCCATTGTTACCCATCTTGTTTTTGATATAAAAGGAACAAGAAATTATGATTTAACATTAAAGAAAATGGAGTTTGCGTCGCAAGCCCTAGACAACTCCTCTTCAAAACAAATAGGAACAAGGTTTGGTAATTTAATTTATCCTTACAGGAAAACAGGAATTTACTTTGATTATAAATCAAAAAATCCAATTAGCATATACAAAGAGAGTGTGCCTTATTTGTACTCAACTAAAAAAAGTGGTATAGAGATTAGAGGAAACTTTAATCCTTTTGTTAGCAGGGGTGTTAGAGTTCCAATAAATCAAAACAATTCTTCTAATTATAAAATGTCTGCGTTGCAGATGTGGGTTAGGTATAACCTAGATAAATTTTCTTATGGCGCCACTCAGGTTTTTGAAATAGAGCATAAAGGTGACATAATTGAATTTTTTATATCTGCAACAGATGGAAATGGAAAAAGAGGTAAAATTTTTGCAGTAAACAAATCAAATAAACAAGAAGTCAATGGATTGGCATTTTATATAAATGGAAACATAGTAAGAGAGCCAATTGTTGATGTTAGGGAGTGGGCAGTTTTAGGTGTATCCTTTGCCAACAGTTTAGACTTTAGTAATTTTTCAGGAAGCATTAATTTGAACGGCCCATTTGTTTATAATAATGTTACGAATTATCAATCCACCTCACTACAAGAAATACAATCAAAAGTTTTTAGGCCTTGGCTAAAAGTGAAAAGTAGTGAGGGAATTGATTTATTTTGGTCATATTGGCTTCAATCTTATAACTGGGATGGAGTTTTAGTTTTATCGACATCTGAACTTTATGGAATTGACCCATCCGTTGTATATAAAGCCTATATCGGAAGAAACAAAACAACCATAAATGAAAATACCGATGTAAGTTTAAACTTTACGCTAGACTCTGTTAAAATATATTCTGACACTTCATGGCAATTAGAGGTTAAGTCCCCCGTCTAATATGGTATACTGATGGTTATGGATTCTGCAAAAAACAACAAAAAAAGAAAAAGTTTGCCCAAAATGAAGGGGCAAGTTGGAGAATCACGCATTAAAGTAATAGATAAGATGTACGATTGGGGACTTTATGTTTATAAAAGATCTAATGGTAAATGGTTTACAGACGGTACTGGCTCTGTATTAAACATTCAGTCTATGAAGGGCGACATTACTAAAATTTCAGAATTAAAAGAAGCAGCAAAATATTATGGAGACGACGGAGATGGAACCTGTGTATTTGTTCCTGGTCTTAATCGTGTGTCCGAAGAAGAATACTCAGAACAAAAACAAAGAATGTCTGAAGGTTTGATTCCAAATATGAATGATTTAGGAGCAGTGCATGCTGCACAGCAAACAGTAAAAAAGTGGGGATCTGAAGACTAATGAGTGAAGAAATAGAATACAGGGTCGGAGCAAGAATTGATGATCTACAAGATATAGATAGTCAGTTTAAAAAAAGCGACGCATTCGATCAGTCTTGGGAACAGTTAAAAAATTTATCTGGACTAGATAATAATTTTAAAAGACGTGCTTCCAGAATGTCAAAAGTTGAGGCCTCTCCAGCATATCTAAGTAGCGCTAATGCTGTTAGTTCTGGAAAAGATGGGGCGCAATCAAAAGAAATAAATCCAGGCACACTATATAGAAATGCTTATGGTTTGTTTGATGTAATAACTCCACCATGGAACGTTTATGAGTTAGCCAATTATTACGACACATCATTTGCAAATCATGCAGCAATTGATGCAAAAGTAGAAAATATTGTTGGGCTAGGATATAAATTTCAAATATCTCCAAGAACAACTCTTAAATTAGAAGCCTCTGCAGACAAAGAAGCAACAGAAAGAGCAAGGGGAAGAATTGAAAGATCAAAAATTGAACTAACTGATTGGTTAGAAAATTTAAACAACGAAGATTCTTTTACATCCACAATGGAAAAAGTATATACAGATGTTCAGGCAACTGGAAATGGATACATAGAAATTGGAAGGACCATAAGAGGAGAGATAGGTTACGTCGGGCACATCCCCGCAACCACAATGCGTGTAAGACGTTTGCGTGATGGCTTTGTTCAAATTATTGCAAACAAGGTTGTTTATTTTAGAAATTTTGCAGCAACAAATCCAAACCCAATAACATCAGACAACAGGCCAAACGAAATTATTCATTTAAAACAATATTCTCCGTTAAATACTTTTTATGGTGTACCAGACATTATTTCTGCAATATCTTCTTTGCACGGAGATCAATTAGCATCTCAGTACAATATTGATTATTTTTCAAACAAGGCTGTGCCAAGATATGTTGTAACTTTAAAGGGAGCAAAACTTTCTTCAGATGCTGAAGATAAAATGTTTAGATTTTTGCAAACTAGTTTAAAGGGTCAGTCTCACAGAACCCTGTATATTCCTCTTCCTGGTGATTCTGATGGCAATAAAGTTGAATTTAAAATGGAGCCAATTGAAAACGGAATTCAGGATGGATCATTTAAAGAGTATAGAAAACAAAATCGTGATGATATTTTAATAGCCCATCAAGTACCAATATCTAAACTTGGTGGAAATGATGCTTCATCATTGGCTGCTGCTTTGTCACAAGATAGAACTTTTAAAGAGCAGGTAGCAAGACCAGCCCAGAGACAAATAGAAAAAATGGTTAATAAAATTATTCGTGAAAAGACTGATATTTTAGAATTTAGGTTTAACGAACTAACTTTAACAGATGAGATTACTCAATCTCAAATATTAGAGAGGTACGTAAAAACCCAAGTAATGCTTCCTAACGAGGCAAGGCAACAACTTGGTTTGCCACAGGTATCATATGGGGATGAGCCTTTTCAACTAAAACCACAGGACGTAGCAAATGAAACGGCCAATCGACAAAGAGATTCAGAACGATCAAACAATCAATCCGATGGTGCAGCAACAGTTTCTGGAAGAAACCCCAAGGGCGAAGGAAGATCGTCTCAATAAGTGAGATAGTGTAAAAAATTGCACTATAATATATACTAGTATGATTATATCAAAAGCCCAGTGGAACGCAGAGGGCGAAAATCTTAGATTATCAATGCCTTTCAGTAAGGTAGATAAAGAAAGACGAACTGTTTCTGGTTTTGCAACTCTTGACAACGTAGATAAGCAAGATGACATTGTTACAACTGAAGCAAGTTTAAAAGCATTTAAAAAATTTCGTGGAAATATTCGTGAGATGCATCAACCATCTGCTGTTGGCAAAATGGTTTCATTTAAAGAAGATAAATATTATGATGAGAATTCAGAAAAAATGTACAATGGAGTTGTTGTTTCTGCATACATTTCAAAGGGTGCACAAGACGCTTGGGAAAAAGTTTTAGACGGAACATATACTGGTTTTTCTATTGGCGGAAGAATGAACGAGTGGGACGATGCCTATAATGAAAAAGTAGACAAAACAATTAGAGTTATTAAAGATTATGACTTAGTAGAATTATCTTTAGTTGATAGCCCAGCAAATCAATTTGCAAATATAATTTCAGTAGAAAAGGTAGATGGAGTAAACGTCGTTAAGGGTGCAGACACAGTAATTGAGAATGTATTCTGGGATAAAAATTCAGGTGTTGTAATGTTGTCACAAAATGAATCAGAGTTAAGTCCAACTGATGGAGTACAAATGGAAAATATAGGTTTCGTTGAAAAAACAGACAACGAGAAAACAAAAATGATAAAGTTCTTAGTAGCAAGTGCTAAAGGCACAAACACTTCTAAGATGAATAAGGAGGAAAATCCTATGTCAAAAACAACAAAAAAGACAGCAGAAGAAATCGTTAAAAATTCAAATGCTGTTGTTGAAGATATTCAGGTCGCTCCTCAGGTAGAAGCCATAGTCGAAACTGCTGAAACTGAAAAATCAGAAGATATTACAGTGGCAGAAGTTGCAACAACAGAACAGAATGAAGTTTCCGAAATTACTAAAACAGAAGATGTTAAGGTAGAAGAAGTTACAAAATCTGAGTCAGTGGCAACACCAGAAAAGACTGAAGAGGTATCTAAATCTGATCAGGTAATTGCAGAAGCAGTTATTGAAATCAACAGTACTTTAACATCAGCCTTTAGCGATCTAGTTGCAACCGTTAAGTCTCTACAAGAGCAGGTTAATACAATCACAAAATCAATTGATGCAGTTACACAAGATGCAATTGCAACAAAAGATGCATTCAATGAATTTGGAAAGCGAGTAAACGCCGTTGAAGCAGATACAGCATTCCGAAAATCTGGAGATCTCGGAGAGATTATTCAGAATCAGCCTGAAATGGTTGAAAAATCCCTATGGGGCGGTCGTTTCCTCAAAACAGCCGATCTATTTAGATAAATCATCTGGAGGTGTAATCATGTCGGAAGAAATTAAGAAAAATCAGCCAGGTACAAGTGGCAATATTGGTGGAACTAATCCAGGCCTTTTCCAAGGTCAGGGTGCATTCGCATCAGGTTCAGACGCAGCAACAAACGTACCAGGTAATTACTCTGATGGTGGAGTTATTGGGAATATCCCAACAGCACTATCAGGAATCGTAGATGGTCCAAACGCAGTTAACCCCTCAGGTGATGCTGGCAGTGGTATTCTTCGTCCAGAACAAGCACGTCAATTCATTGACTATGTTTGGGACGCAACAGTACTTGCACAAGATGGCCGTCGCGTTACAATGCGTGC